ATGAAACCATCTGAAGTAAAAGAATTACTAATCGACAATGGAGCTGAATATATAAGACAACACAAAGATTACAAAGCTAGATTGTGGAGAATACCTAAACCTAAAAAAGAAAACATTAAGGAACGTAATGTCAGTTTCAAAACACAATCTGCACCATTTGACCCAGATTCACGATAAAACTTTTAAGATCTTCGGTCCTCCAGGTACAGGAAAGACTACTAGATTAATTAAAATTGTAGAAAAGCATTTAAGATTAGGTGTGTTACCTCATGAAATGGTTTATGTATCTTTTACTAATAAAGCTATTGATGAAGCTGTAGATAGAGTTTTAAAAAAATTTAAACAATATGATGAGGATGATTTTAATAACTTTAGAACTATTCATTCCTTTTGTAAAAAAGAATTGTCTTCTACTCCAGTATTAGATCCAAGAGTAGATATGTTGAAGTTCCATACAGATTGGGGAACGATTAGTGCAAACTTTAGTGAAGAAGATGCAAATCAAAAAGTATTTAATAACTGGTCATTAAGAGTTTATGATAAAGCTAGAAACATGTTGGTGGATCCTATTCAGTTATATAAAGCAGAACCAATTAAAAAAGTTAGACTACAACAATTTACAGATATAATTAGAAATTACATAAAATTTAAACAAGATAACAAAATGGATTTTACTGACATGGTAGAGAAATATGTAGAAGAAGTTAATCCACAATCTTATAAAGTATTTATAGTCGATGAAGCTCAAGATCTAACTCCTTTACAATGGAAGTTTGTAGATAAGGTAGCTCTCCAGGCAAAGAGAGTTTACCTTGCAGGAGATGATGATCAAGCTATTTATGAATGGAACGGAGCTAGAGTTAGAAGTTTTTTAGATTTTCCAGGAAAAATATTTATTTTAAATAAATCATATAGACTAAATGAAACTATTTTAAATTTTTCTAAAGAAATATTAAAGTTTATACCTGAAAGACAGGCAAAAGAATTTACCTCAACTAATAAAGCTGAAGGTTTTATAAGAACTTACAGCAGATTTAACGAGATTCCTTTTGATGAATTAGAAGGAACCTGGTTTGTATTAGGCAGAGTTGGAGATAATGTAGACGAGCTTAAAGAAGCTGCTAGACAGCGAGGCTTATACTTCCAAGATATGCGAGGAAATAAATCGTTCAATATCAACAAATGGAATGCCATAAATTATTGGCTTACTTTACAAAAAGGTGAGTCTATAACTAAAGAACAAGTAGGTGTTCTATATGATTTTATTGAACAAATTAAAAAAGGATGGAGAAAGACCGACAATAAAGCTTGGTCAGAGATCCATCCAAATCAACCATTAGATTTAAACTTTTTAAAGGAAAACTGTGGTTTAGAAACTGAGGAGAAGGAGTGGTGGAAAGTTCTAAACAGAAAATTTACTGCTAGGGACTTGGATTATTTTGAAAGTATGTTAAAAAGAAACATTCAATTTAATGATAAAGCAAAAATAATCATTGATACAATCCACTCTGTAAAAGGTGGGGAAGCGGATAACGTACTAATATATGAAAAAGCTAATTGGCCATCTAATTTTTCAACCAAAAACATCAAAGACAAGATGGCTGAAGCGAGGGTTTGGTATACTGGTGTTACACGCTCTAAAACATCCCTTCATATCCTCTCAACTAATCATACATATTTTTTTCCTTTGGGGCGTCTTGCATCTAATTTCAACAGGAGGAATATAAATGTCAAATCAGGAAGCAATGAATAAAGCGTTTCCACAATACACTCAGGTAGGTGGGAACCATTATTGTAAGTTTGAGATACAACCTTACGAGTTTATTTCAAAAAACAATTTATCTTTTTTTCAAGGTAATGTTATTAAATATGTTTGTAGATATCTGCGTAAAGGTGGTATACAAGATTTAGAAAAAATAATTCATTACTGTGAATTAGAAAAGCTTAAATTAAAGGATGACAAAAAAAAGTAATTGTCAAATCTGTGAAAACAAATTAGCAGTTGTAATTGAATATAAAAAGTATTACTGTGGAAAATGTTACTGCATAAAATATAATATATATGACAACAGAACTAGTGTTCAATCAGACAGAATCGGATTGGAAGAAACCCGAAAGCTACCCAGATCTATCAGATAGATCTATCATCGCAGTTGATTTAGAAACAAGAGATCCTAACATTAAAACTAAAGGTCCAGGTTGGGCTACGAAAGATGGAGAGATTGTAGGTATTGCTGTAGCTGCAGATGGTTTTAAAGGATACTTTCCTATCGGACATGAAGCTGGTGGTAACATGGATAAGAATATGACTTTGAAATGGTACAAACAGTTAATGGAAAACAATGTAGATAAAGTTTGTCACAATGCATCTTATGATATTGGTTGGACTCGATCATTAGGAATAAAAACTAATGGTAAGATTTATGATACCATGATTGCGGGTGCACTAATTAATGAAGATCGTTTTAGTTATTCTTTAAATGCACTAGCATTTGATTATTTAGGAGAAATTAAATCAGAAGCACAACTAAAAGAAAAAGCAGAGGAGTGGGGTTTAGATGCTAAACAAGATATGTGGAGACTTCCTGCAGGATATGTGGGTCAATATGCAGAGCAAGATGCTGAACTAACTCTTAAACTTTGGAATCGTTTTAAAACAGAAATACAACAACAAAATTTAACTAGTATATTTAATTTAGAAACAGAGTTGTTGCCTATCTTAATAGAAATGCGTGAGCATGGTATTCGAGTAGATTTAGATAAAGCATCTCAATTAAAAAAAGATTTTATAAAAGAAGAAAATAAAAAATTAGCAGAGATTAAAAAACTTACTAACATAGATGTAGAGATATGGGCTGCAGCTAGTGTTGCAAAAGCTTTTGATGCATTAAAGGTTCCTTATGAAAGAACTGCTAAAACTCAAGCACCATCATTTACAACGAATTGGTTACATAATTGTCCTCATCCAATTGCTAAATTAATTAGAGAAACCAGAGAGATGAATAAATTTCACTCTACCTTTATAGATTCTATATTAAGATACGAACATAAAGGTCGTATTCATGCAGAGATAAATCAATTAAAATCTGATTCTGGAGGCACAGCAACGGGTAGATTGAGTATGTCTAACCCTAATTTACAGCAGATCCCTGCTAGAAATAAGGAGTTTGGTAAGCAAATTAGATCTTTATTCCTACCAGATGAAGGTAAACAATGGGGAAGCTTTGATTATAGCCAACAAGAACCTAGACTGGTGGTACACTATGCATCTTCGGTTGATGACGGTTTTGAGGGCTCCTATGAGCTAATAAAGGCCTATAATGACGACAATGCAGACTTTCACCAAGTTGTAGCAGAAATGGCTGATATTCCTAGATCTCAAGCTAAAACAATCAATTTAGGTATGTTTTATGGTATGGGTAAGAACAAATTAGCCTTAGAATTAGGTATTAATATAGATCAAGCGAATGCTATTTTAAATGCTTATAATGAAAGAGTTCCTTTTGTTAAGATGTTATCGAATAGATGTATGTCTACAGCTGATAAAAAAGGTTGTGTAGTTACTATTAAAGGAAGACATTGTAGATTTGATCGTTGGGAACCTAAAACATTCGGTATTCATAAATCTATGACTAGAGAAGAAGCTGAATCTAAATACGATAGAGGTATGATTAAACGAGCGATGACTTATAAAGCTTTAAATAGATTGATCCAAGGATCCGCAGCAGATCAGACTAAACAAGCGATGATAGATTGTTACAACACTGGCCACCGGCCACTACTACAAATACATGATGAATTGTGTTTTAATATAAGTAGTGAAAAAGATAAACAAGAAATAGTAAATAAAATGGAACATTGTTTAGACGACATACCTTTAAAGGTACCTAGCAAAGTAGACATTGCATTAGGAGATAATTGGGGAGAAGCTATGTAATGGTTTTAAAAATAACAGAATTAGGATTAGGAAAATGCCCTCATTGTTTTGCTCACACTACATTCATTCCTACAAAAAAAGAAAATATATTTATATGTGATAATTGTGAAGACAAAGTTAGACAACATGTAAATGGTAAAATACATTGGTATAAATTTAGTGAAGTACCAATGACAGGTAATATAGATTAATTAGGTTTCTTTCCTATTATATCAAAAGTCCATTGTTCATCTAGT